TGGGGGGCGGAACGGGCGGCAGAGGCGGCACGGGCGGCGGAACTTGAAGCCCAACGCGCCGATCTTATCGCAGCCTTTCCACCTCTAATTTTGCGCCATGACCCCTGACCAATTCCGCGCCGCCCTTGCCGACCTTGGGCTATCCCAGGCCGGCTTTGCGCGCTTGGCTCTGGTGGACGCCCGCACCGTCCGCCGATGGTGCGACGGGACGCGCGCCGTGCCTGGGCCGGTGGTGGCGCTATTGCGATGTTTGCGAGACAGCTCTACGCAAGGTTGGTGACTGAATGCCCCTTGGTTCTTTCACCGCTGGCGCCCGGCTGGCGGATCGACCTGACCAGCGCGATCCCGCAAGGGCAAGCGTCAACACGGTCCGAGGGGTTGCATGGATTGCCGTGATGGTTAGGACCGGGCGCCTTGACGCGACGCCAACAAAGCGCCACATTAACGGCGCGATAACCCGAAAGGCCGCGCCGTGATCCCTGAGAACGTCATTACCCAGACTGAAGCCTCGCAGCGCCTTGGCGTGTCGCGCGTGGCGCTATGGAATTGGCGCAAGGCTGGCAAAGGCCCGCCCGTGGTCATGATTGGCAACCGCCCGCATTATGACGCGACCGAGGTTGAAGCTTTCGCGGCGCAGCGCCTGGCAGCCGGCAGGAAGCAGCACCAGCGCGAGGAATGACCGCGCTTCGCATTGAAACCCCGCGCTGGGCAAGGCCGCTGCTGGCGCCTTCCCGATACAAAGGCGCATGGGGCGGACGCGGGTCCGGCAAGTCGCACTTTATGGCCGAGGCGCTGATAGAGGCGCATATCCTTGACCCTGAGACTTCCAGCGTTTGCGTCCGAGAGGTGCAGAAAAGCCTTGCCCAATCCGTAAAGCGGTTGCTTGAAGCCAAGATCGAAAGCCTGGGCGCGGCGGACTTGTTTGAAGTCCAGGAAGCCGTGATCAAGTCCAGGCGGGGCAAGGGGCTGATCATCTTCCAAGGGATGCAGAACCACACGGCAGACAGCATCAAGTCCCTTGAAGGCTACGACCGCGCATGGGTGGAAGAGGCGCAAAGCCTTTCCCAGCGCAGCCTTGATCTGTTGCGCCCGACCATCCGCCGGCCAGGTTCTGAGCTTTGGTTTTCGTGGAACCCGCACCAAGACACGGACCCGGTTGACGCACTACTGCGAGGGCCAGAGCCGCCCCCTGATGCCGTGGTGGTATCCGTCAACTGGTGGGATAACCCATGGTTTCCGGACGTGTTGCGCCGCGAAATGGAGTATGACCGGGCGCGCGATCCGGACAAATACGCGCATGTTTGGGGTGGCGGATATGTCTCCAACAGCGAGGCGCGCGTTTTTCGCAATTGGAAAATCGAGGAGTTTGATGCGCCGCCCGATGCTATCCACCGCCTGGGGGCAGACTGGGGCTTTGCGGTTGACCCGACCGTGCTGGTGCGGTGTCACATTGTAGGGCGAAAGCTTTACATTGACCACGAAGCCTATCGGATCGGGTGCGAGATACCAGACACGCCGGACCTGTTTATGTCCATCCCCGAGGCTGAGAAGTGGCCTTTGACAGCGGACAGCGCCAGGCCAGAGACCATCAGCTACATGCGGAAACACGGTTTTCCCAAGATCGTGCCAGCCGTGAAGGGGCCGAATAGCGTCGAGGACGGCATTGAGTGGCTGAAATCCTTTGACATCGTGGTGCATCCCAGGTGCCGCCACACGATCGACGAGCTTACCGCTTACTCGTTCAAGACTGACCCATTAACAGGCAAAGTGCTGCCGGTGCTTAACGATAAGGCAAACCACGTCATAGATGCCTTGCGTTATGCTTGCGAAGGCGCTAGAAGGGCCAACATCGCGCGCCCTGCTCCGGTTGTGGCGCGCCCCATGGCTCACCATTGGAGGTAGCCCGGCACCATGGCGCGGATGTCCAAAGAGCAATATCTCGCCAACCTCCACGCCGAGGCTATGACCCAATTCGACCGCATCCAAAGCGCCTTGCGTCAAGAGCGTTTGCAATGCTTGGATGATCGGCGTTTTTATTCCATCGCCGGCGCCCAATGGGAAGGCCCGCTTGGCGCGCAATTTGAGAACAAGCCGCGCTTTGAGGTGAATAAGGTTCACCTGGCAGTCCTTCGGATCATCAACGAATACCGAAACAACCGAATCAGCGCCGCGTTTATCAGCAAGGACGGCACGGAATACGACAAGCTTGCGGATACTTGCGCCGATTTATTCCGCGCCGATGAACAAGACAGCGTTGCGACAGAAGCCTATGATAACGCTTTTGAAGAGGCGGTAGGTGGCGGCTTCGGCGCCTTCCGGTTTCATACCGAATACGAGAACGAGGAAGACGACGACGACGAAAGGCAGCGCATCCGCATCGCGCCGATCTTTGACGCGGACAGCTCAGTATTCTTTGACCTTGACGCCAAGCGGCAGGATAAGGCGGACGCCAAGCATTGCTTTGTCATTACCAGCCAAAGCCGCGCCGCGTATATGGAAGAATGGGGCGATGACCCCTCAAGCTGGCCAAAGGACATCAAGCGCAGCGAGTTTGATTGGCTGACGCCGGATGTGGTCTATGTGGTGGAATACTATCGGCAGGAGATGCAGACCCAGACCATTCGCATATTCCGGCACCTGGACGGAAGCGAGGTCAAGCATCCCGAAGTTGATTTTGAGGAAGATGAGGAGCTAGAGGCCACGCTTGCCGCGCTTGGCGCGCGCGAGGTTCGGCAGAAGAAGATCAAGCGGCGTCGGGTTCGCAAATACATCCTGAACGGTAACGCGGTGCTGGAAGATTGCGGCTTGATCGCCGGCAAGCATATCCCGATCGTGCCGGTCTATGGCAAGCGCTGGTTTGTGGATAACGTCGAGCGATGCATGGGCGCGGTGCGCCTGGCCAAAGACGCGCAACGCTTGAAAAACATGCAAGTCTCGAAGCTTGGCGAGATTGCGGCCCTTTCCAGTGTTGAAAAGCCCATCCTGTTCCCTGAGCAGGTTGCCGGCCATCAAGATAGATGGGCGGAAGACAACCTCAAGAATTACCCCTATTTGCTGATCAATCCGGTGACGGATGCAACCGGGCAGCAGCAGAACCTGCCGCCTGTGGCCTATACCAAGGCGCCAAACATTCCGCCCGCGCTTGCCGGCGTCTTGCAGGTGACGGAAGCGGACATCAAGGAAATCTTGGGCAACCAAGGCGAAGCGAACAAGATGGTGTCCAACATCTCTGGCAAGGCCGTGGAGATGATCCAGCATCGCCTTGACATGCAATCCTACATTTACATGTCCAATTTCGCCAAGGCGGTAAAGCGCGGCGGTGAGGTTTGGCTGGGCATGGCAAAGGAAGTCTATGCCGATGAGGGCCGCACCATGAAAGGCATGGGCGAGCAAGGCGAGGTGACATCGATCGAGCTTATGAAGCCGATGATGCGCGACGGCGAAATGGAAACGGATAACGATTTGTCCGAGGCTGATTTTGACGTTGCGGTGACGGTGGGGCCAACATCGGACAGCAAGCGCGCCGCAACGGTGCGGGCTTTGACAGGTATGCTGGCGATTACGAACGATCCGGAGACTGCCAAGGTATTGCAGGCCATGGCAATGATGAACATGGAAGGCGAGGGCATTTCCGACGTGCGGGAGTATTTCCGCAAGCAGCTTGTCAATATGGGCGTGCTGAAACCGACGGAGGAAGAGGCGCAAAAACTGGAGCAAGCGCAACAGCAGGCGCAGCAGCCGACGCCAGAGCAGCAATACTTGATTAGCCAAGCGCAAAAGACGCTTGCCGAAATTGATAAGATCAAAGCCGAAGCGCAGAAGCTGGCCACCGAATACGATCCAGCGACCGTGCAGATGGAACGCGATTTTGAAGAGCGCAAAATGGCAATGGAGAACGAGCGCGATCGCATGAAGGTCGAGATTGCGCGCTTGCAGGCTGATGTGGCGCAAGTGAAAGCGCTGTCTGAATTAGAAGGCGAGCGCGAGCGGACCCGCGCCACGATTGAAGCGCCTCGTCCTGAAGTTCCATCCGCCGCGCCCATTGTGCTTGTTGATCGTGATGAGGAAATGACTGACGCGCTTGAAGCAATGACCGAAACTCAAGCGGCTCTTTTGCAAGAAGTGTTAAGCATAAAAGGCGCGACAAGTAAGCCGCGAAAAATGCGGTTAAAATTGCTCAAGCTTCCGGATGGAAGCTACGAGGGAATGAGGGAAGAGGATTGATCTAGCCTATGGCAGCAATCACCTCCGCCGCAACCGGCCTTTGGAGCGCTACCGGCACATGGGTTGGCGGCGTGGTGCCGGGCGAGTTCGATACTGTGACCATCGCGGCGGGCCACACGGTTACGGTGGATGGGACCTATATAGTTGGGAATGACAGCGCCACCGGATTGACGATCAACGGGCGCCTGAAAGCCAGCCGCACGG